ATGACAGATGAAGAGCTAAAGCAGGAAATTGAGAAAGTTAAAAAAATGATTTCAGATTATGAAAGTTTGAAAACGGTGATTGCTCCAACTTCTGAAGAGTATGAACGACAGATGAACATTTTGCTCGACAGGCTGGGCAATCTATTGAAGATGAAATATTAACAAAAAGCCCCTCTTGGGAGGGGTTTTGAAACTATACGATATGGATAATTTACAGGAAAAATTAGCAGAACTGAAAACCTATATAGGGAAAACGGACGAAGAAAGCAAGGCCAGATTCGATTCCTTGTCTGCGGAAATAAAGGCAATGAAGTTGACGGATGAAGAGAAAACCATCTTCAGTAACTTTATGATGCAGGGACTGGAGGATATCAGTAACAGTATGGATGTCATAGAACGGGAATTAAGAATCAGGGAACAGCTAAAAGAGGCTGTTGAGATATTGCCTTTGGCTTATATTGCTAGAAACTACTTTGGAAAGAGTGCATCTTGGCTGTATCAGCGCATAAATGGATATAAGGTGCGAGGAAAGGTCTATACGCTGAATCATGAGGAAATAGGTATCTTCAACCGTGCACTGAAAGAAATAGGAGAAAAAATAGGCTCACTGTCCATTACTGGTTAATGGCTGTTTCTTATGACACCTGATCCCCATGGTTGAGCTGCCATGGGGATTTCTTTTTATTGGATAATGCCGAAAAAATTCATATCTTTGCAGTCACAAGTATGTAGAACATAATTCTTAGTGCTTGGTTTGACTTTGGTGAGGGGGTGGTTCCCCTCACTTTTTTATATCGGAAATCTTTGTTTATTGTTTAGTATAATGTCTATAAATTGTATGACACCTTTGAGGTTATATTATGTAGAAGCAATGTCGCATCTATATAAACAATTTCATAATGAGTAGAATTATAAAGAATTGTCCATGTACGTTAGAAGTATGGAGTGGTCCAGATGAACCGATTTTAAAAGAATGGAATATGTATTTTAACTGTAAAAATAAAATAAAGGAGTATTTAAACAGTAAACTTCAAGAGTTTAAAGGGAATATGGTAGAATGTTATGTTTATCAACTGCATAAGGGCAAACTTAGTGAAGTATCGGTGTGTTTTGAAGTAAAGTAAAGAAAGTTTCCAGAAGGATATTGAAAAGGCAGCTTATTGGGCCGCCTTTTCAAGGTTCTCTCTGATTTGTTGGAGCATCCGGAAAGCTCCGGCCATCTTATAGTTACCCAGACATTGCTTAGCCTGCATGATACAACTTTCAACAGTAAGTTTCAAATCCGGGGTAAAAGCCGCTTTGTTAATCTGCATTTCTTTGGGAAGTTCATCAGCATGGTTGTTGAACCATACGATCATTTCATTCAATTCCTCTTCGGAATAAGATTCTTTTTTTTCAGCCATAATACATAAGTTAATGTTAGTTCCGGCAAAGATAACAAAAAATAGCCCCGACTCATCACGAGCCGAGGCATTTCAATTTATAAATTTAAAGTCTTATGATGAAGATTGTCTGTTGTGCCAATGCTTTACTATCAGCATAACGACAATCAAAACGGTTACACAAACACAGGCAAAACCGATTTGTTCAGGTAGCGTGGATTCTTTTTTCTCTTTTATGGTTTCTGACCGGTTTTCTTCACGGGTATTGGAAGTGGTTTCCTTGTCAGCTTTCACTTCCGTACTGTCTTTGATTGCAGTTGCCTTCCTTTTATTCTTGCTGAAATCACCTTCCACATGACCGTCTGCCAATAACGGAGGTTTCCCGGTCAGGCTGTCAGACGGTTTTCTTGTATCATAGATACGGAAATCAATTACATAGTTGCCATTAGTGGTAATGAGTTCGCTCAAAGAAGCGGTTGATCCGTGTACGATGTTGACAGATTCACGTGTACTATCTTTCTGTATAATCTTAGTGTCTGACTTGACAGATTTATGCGAGCTGCCACATGATCCGAACAACAGGAACAAACACATGAAAGGAGCCAGCAATATATGTCGGCTTACCCAGTTCATAACCTTATTATATAACCACATCATAAAATCTGCATGATGATTGAAGCGGCCACAGCGACAGTAATTCCAATTCTCCATGCCCATTCAAGGCGAGAGTTTTTAACCGTTTCACTCGTGATAATGAGTCTGGCACGCAAGTTATCAGTATCTTTCACAAAAAATCCTGGTTTTTTTTCCATAGTTGCAGTTTTTAGAGTTTCAAAACTTGCATCCTGTTATTTCCGTCAGCCCGATAACTGACGTGCACCCAAGCGAAGTTGGACTCGTCAATCAATTGATCATAGGGCAGGTTCTTGCGGATATATTCAAATAACAGCTTGTTTTGCTGTCTGTCTCCAGTGTCAATATCAGCAGCTTCCCCCTTCATGTGCTGCGAGGTCTTGCTTCCCTTGACAGCTGCATTAAGTTCCGGACAGCGATAGCCACTGTTTACTGTTATAGGCTTTCCCCACCATGTGCGTAACGGGTCCAGTACGTTGTCCACCAAGGCAGTCAGAGCAGTCACATGCTCCTGTCTGCATCTGTTGTTGATACCCAAGCGGTCAGCAGTTGTTGACTTGCAGAGTTCCGCAATCGTAAAAAACTTCATTTCTTATCCTCCTTTTTGTTTTTTCATAAAAAGAATATAGCTATATTTGCACAAAAACATAGCATGTTTTTTTCATGTAATAGAACTGAGTTTACCGGTCTGGCGAGGCCGGTTTTTCATTATTCCTACTGATTGCCCCCTGTCCCTCATCAAACAGTATCTGAGCCACCATCCTGGCAATATCATCCTTGTTCTCGATGATCACACTCATTGTCTTTTCTGCTTTGCGCAACTCCGCTTTCTCCCATGATTTTTCACGAACTGATTTAAACTCACAGAAAATGCAGTAACCCGTCCAAATCATTGAAAAAACAGGAAAGGGGATAACCACACAGCATAACAGATCAATGAAGCACAACTCTATAAATGGAGTGAAATACTTCTTCGCCTTGATGGCTGTTTTCTTATACCCCGTGGATGTTCTTGCCTCCCCGCGTTGTTTGGCCTTCATTATTCCTGAGACCAGATCCACGAACATTGCGCCGATAGTGGCTGCGATACACAAGGCTATCAGTACAATGTGTATCATCATGTGCTCGTTGATAAAATTGTAAATTACGTCTTTCATTACTTTGTCTTGATTATAAAATATATTGTTCCAAAGATATGTCTATTTACTTGCGTCATTGTTGCAGAATTACTTAAATCCATTGCCACGATATGACAATAAAAAAAGAGCCCGATGACAATATTTATTGCCATCAAGCTCCTGGTTACACTGCAAAGATAGTGAAAACTATTCCATATTCAATCCATATTGAAAAAAATAATCAGGAGCAATATTTCGATTATCCGAAGAATTTAAAGAATCACAATATTAATAGAAAACAAATAGGATTCATGAAATCTACCGGTTGTCTATAAAATCGGATGTTCTCAAGCCTTTATCGGGAAACATCTTTACTTTTTTCCTTTTCCTTTGAACATTTTTCAAGTCACGCACAATGGTGCTGGAAAGTACCTCCGAATAAATCTGTGTGGTCTTTACGGAAGTATGTCCGAGCAGCTTCTGGACTGTTGTAATCGCAATTCCCTGATGAACCAGCAGGGTGGCACAGGTATGACGGCTCACATGGTAGGTTATCCGTTTTTTGATACCACACAACCCGGCCAGCTTTCGCAGCTGCTTATTCACTTCCGAGTTACAAGGCAAAGCGGCAAAACTTCCGATATCCGGATAACGATCAAGAATGCCCAATGCCTTGCTTTCAAACAGCAGATGTAACGGCAGACGGATTTCCACCCCTGTCTTGACGGATTTGAAGTACAGCCACCGTTTGCCGTTTACTCTAATGAAATTCTCAGGTGTGAGCTGGCAGAAGTCAGAATAGCGCAATCCGGTATAACAGCAGAACAGGAAGGCATCGAGCACATGGCGCATGGACTTCTCTTCCACTTCGACCGTTTCCAGCTTCTTCAGCTCGTCCGGGGTAAGAAACTCATGTCTGCCTTTCTCCTGTTTGATTTTGTACTTTCTGAACGGATAAGCGTCGGCGTGCATATATCCCTGGTTGATTGCCTCATTGACCAAGGTACGGAGCTGTCTCATGTGCTTGGCTATCGTATTGACCGCATTGCCCTTTTCTCTCAAGTATTGCTCAAAATCACGAAGGAATGTATAGGTAAGATCCTTGAAGTCCAATCCGGAACGGAAATCATTCAGGACCGCCAGTGTAGAGTGCAGGTTGTCCTTGGTGGACTGTTTCTTGTCCGAATTGTCAATGGCTGATTTGGCGAAAGTGGAGAAGCTGATATTCACGGCACTTTTCTTCTTGACTGCATCCTTCAGTAGTGAGAGTGTGGCAGGTATTCCGCGCTTCCAATACCCCAACTCTATGCCTTGCAGATACAGGATGTATTCATAGAGCATTGCGTTGAGTTCGTTAGATTG